TACCACTGGTGGAACACAAAGATTAAAAGTTGATAACTCTGCTGTGACTCTTGCTGGTAATCTTGCTATTGCTAACGGGGGCACAATAGGTTCTGCCTCTGATGCGGATTCAATAACGATTGCTTCTGCTGGGGCGGTTACTTTTTCACAAACAAGTGTGCATAGTGCTAGTCTATCAGTTAAAAATGGTGCAACCTCTGCTGGGTTCATAGAATTTTTTGAGGACAGTGATAACGGAACAAACAAAGCAACTCTAATTGGTCCAGCATCGACAGCAGATGTAACTCTTACCTTGCCAGCGGCAACTGATACCGTAGCGGTAGTAGGAGATGTTATAGCATTGGGTATTGCTCTAGGGTAATAATATAAATACTCTTAGGACGGAGAAAAAATAAATGGCTAATACTTTTAAAGTTTTTACAATCGCAGATGTTGCTATAGACAGCGGCACTTTTAGTACGATATATACCTGTGCTACCTCTACCACTGGAATTGTTCTTGGTCTAAACATATGTAACAAAGATGCTTCTGACAGAGATGTTACAGTTAAACTAACAAGTAACACTGGGAGCAGAACAGGTTCAAACGATGCTAACAACGAGAACGTTACGCTACTCAATGAAGTTTCTGTTCCAGCAGACTCTACACTCGAAGTCTTTGGTGGTCAGAAACTTGTCGTGGAGGCAACTGATGTAATAACAATAGGTGCATCTGCCGGTAGTGTATTGGATGCTGCGCTAAGTGTGTTGGAGATAACCTAATGCCGTATATGGGTACTATACCATCCTCTGCTAATTTTATACATCTGGAGTCTTCACCTACTGCAAAAACGCCAGGTAAAGAGACTATCTGGATTCCTGTAGCGGGGATGAAACCTACGGTATCAAATGGATGCAGTATACATACAGAAGTAGAAACTCAATCTGGTCGTCCAGATATGCAAGTTCTAGACTTTGACGCAAGTTCCGATGAACATGCACAGTTTCAGATTGCATTCCCCAAGAGTTGGAATGAGGGTCAGATTTCGTATCAAGTATATTGGACTACAACCGCAACTGATACGGATGGTGTTGCATGGGGACTACAGGGTGTTGCAGTTTCAGATGATAACTCGATTGATGTTGCTTATGGTAGTATTGAATTGGTAACTGATGATGCGTTAGGTGCAGCCGAAGATTTATGTGTAACAGCAGAGAGTAGTGCGTTTACCATTGGTGGGAGTCCTGCCGTTGGTGACATTGTTTACTTTAGAATTTTTAGAGATGTCTCAGATTCTAATGATGACATGGCAGAGGATGCGAGACTTATTGGTGTAAAGATATTCTTTACTACAGATGCTGCGAATGATGCATAGGGGTAGGACATGACTTCTAATTTTGCAGCATATAGTAGTGGAGTATTGCAAGATTCCTTTAACAGAGTTGAAGCTTCCAATACATCAGCAGAGGCAACTGTCTCAACTGGACCCCTAATTGTTGCAGCTCATGGAGATTGGGTAACAGATGACAGCGATGTAACTGGGGGCACAGCAACCAATTGGTTTATGGCAACTCATTATAACAGTGGTGATTATGATATGAGCACCTATAGTTATAATACTACAACACATGCTTTGTCTGTAGAATCACATTTTGATTATGGAGGTGGTACAAGTATTAGTGGAGCCTGGAGTCAAACAGATGGTCTTTTTGGAGGATGGGGGCAACGAGTCAGAGGAGGAGGCGGTTATCCCAATGATTACCCATCTCTCGGAACGGTGCAAGCAATTAACAGCAACCTTGCTGGCGTAACCGACGGCGCAGACACACACACTCATGGCAGTGGACCATATGGTGGTATGAACAGAATTTCAGATGACATGTTGGTTTACGTAGGCTCATCAGGAAATGCTCAAGGAAACTATGGAGTAAAAACCACAGACGGGTCCAGTGCCACTAACGGTGGACAAAACAGTAACAGTCCTAATTACGGAGGTACAGGTAATTGGAATCCCACAGATGGTTCTTTTGCAGAGCCTCATTTAGTTTCTATAGGTCAAGGATTTTGTGCTATAGGAGGTAACGGAGGAAGCTACAGCAATCCTACCACCAACTACGATTATTTTTATATGTCCTTTGGGGGTAGCATAGATGGAAATACTGCTTTAGCTGATCCAGTAAGCACTTCTCTAGGAACTAACACAAGAGTTAATTTAGAGGTGATGAACTGGGACGGAAGTTCTGGAGGACAAACCAGAGCGTATCACGGTAATGTGCTTACATTACCATCTCATTCTGGAAGCTCAGAATCACCAGAATTATTTTGGACTGATTGGGGTAATGTTTTACTGCATTTAGATACTGCAAATCCTAGTAATTCAGTATGTTTTCCCATCACTTGGAGTGGCACAACACCCACAGCAGGATCAAGCGCTGTTTGGCCTGGTGGAGATCAAATTCCTTCTAATGAATTAGAACTTGGACAAACTATAAGAGGTGGTGGCGGCACAGGCAACAAATATGGTAGTGGACAGCATAGAACAAAATTAAACAGATACAGAACGCTAAGAAAGTATGAATCAGGAGGTTCTACTTATTTTGATTTTGTAGAATTTGAGTTTAACTATTCGGGAGGAGTATTATATCCCAGTGCATATACTACGGTTAAGAATGCTTGGAGTTATGCAAAGACTGATGTTTATCTAGGTGGTTTAATTTATCCAAAAAATAACACTGATGTATTCGTATTGTTTACAGGTGTAAGTTCATCAGATAACACTGCCCATGAATTTGTTTACTTTACAGGAGCATTTCCCGCATGAGTATAACCGCTGAGGAGGGTAGAGATTATTTACTTGCTGCAATTGAACGTGAGAAAGTAAATGGAAATGCTACAGGAATTTTACGTGTTGCAGATATTCTTCTGATAGAAATTCAAGTTGATCATCCTGATATGAAAATTAGTGAAATTGCAGATATTATTTTTCCCATAGTTGACGAGTTAAACAGTTAAACGGTATGACAACATATGAATTTACATTATGATAGCCTATTTGCCATCCCCATCATTCAGCGACTTGTTCCTGACATGGAAGACTTCAATGATAATTTAGTTGAAAATTTAGATTCTTGGATGGATAAAAATCCAAACGCAAAACCTGTGAACTGGTCCTGTGATTTATACTCTAGCGATATCACAAAAAACATACTTGAACATGAACTATTCAAAGATTTAAATCAACCTATAGTTACTCATGCTAACGAATTGTGCGAGATACTAGGGTATGATAATGTGAGATATAGACCTGTAATAGATGATTGCTGGTTAAACGTGTATGGGCAACAACATAATCAGGAGCTTCATAATCATCCTGGCAGTCACTTGAGTGGAGTTTATTATCCAACTGCTACAGAGGGAGACGGCGCTCTATTCTTTCGCACTCCTCTGTTTGGCACAAACTATGAGATGGTGCCTGTAAAAAAACAAAATAATACCAATACTGGTTATTACATCGTAGAAACAAAACCTAGCAAGATGGTTTTGTTTCCTAGTTACCTACTCCATTGTGTTACACCTAACAGGTCACTCAAAAGAATCTGTATAGCATTTAATATAAGTCTTAAAAAGATTTAGAATTATTGTTAACAGATTAGAAATTTGATATATAAGAGGTTATAAATAAGTATGTAACAAAAAATGGTATACGTCGAAGGAACAAGACATGACCGCAATCATAACAGAAAAATTTAGATTACATAATGCTACTCAGTTTTTCGAGTCATTCTCTGAGGCAGCAAAATCAACGTACTATATGTTAATTGGTAAGGCAACTCCATTTACATCAGCGACAAGTGGTGGAACCGACTCATCCCCACCAACTCCTGTTGATGATGTATCTAGTGAGTTTTATATTTGGGACCAAACTATCGCGGGAAAAAACATTGCTTCGACTGACATATCACATGTCCTTCCTCGTAGAGATTGGGCTAACTCAACAACGTTTGATATGTATGATGACACGATTAGTTCATCTAACCCAACAACGTCCGGCGCAACAAACCTTTATGACTCAACCTTTTTCTTTAGGACTTCAGAGAATCGTGTATACAAAGTTCTCGACAATAATGGTGGGACCGCATATTCTGGTTCAGAACCAAGTTCAGAGTCTACCTCCCCGTTTGCCTCTGGTGGATACATTCTCAAGTACATGTATAAAATAACTGCATCTGAACAGACAAAGTTTTTGACAACTGACTTCATGCCTGTGTCTACAGACAGCACTGTGAGTACCGCCGCCGTTGATGGTAAGATTGAATCTCTGGTTGTTACAGGTGGGTCTGGATACACTAACGGGACTTACTATGCAGCAGTTTATGGTGATGGTGCAAGTGCGGGAACGTCCTCTGGTGCGGTTATAAGAATTACTGTTGCATCAAACGCTATACAGTCCTTTGGTCTTACTGCTGGAACTGATACGACAATCAACTCAGGTGGTTCTGGATACACATTTGGAACAGTTAATCTTGGAAGCGGGTTTACATTCTCTGATGCTTCACTGTCGTCTGCCTCTGCAATGGGTGGTTCTGGTGGTTCCATTCGTGTTGTCATTAGTCCGAAAGAAGGACACGGTGATGATGCGGTTGAAGAACTTGGTGGTCACTATGTTATGATGAACACATTGTTTATTGGTGCAGAGCGTGATGACCTTCTTACAGGAAACGATTTCCGTAACATTGCAATTGCAGTTGACCCAACAAACTTTGGAACATCAACGGTTGCAACAGATGCAACTATTCGTCAGACGTATGCACTCAAACTTGCGAGCAGTGGACTTAGTGGAACGTTTACGCCAGATGAAAAGATTACACAAACGTCAACAGGTGCGATTGGTAAAGTTGTAGAGTGGGATTCAAGTTTGCGTATTCTCTATTACCAACAGGAACGTTATGGTGACTTTGGTACTGTCGCGGCATCTGGTGCTTACATAGCGTTCAGTGGTGCAAACGCGGTGTCGGGTGCAGACTCCTCTGCGTCAGGAACACCTGATGCTGATGCAGATAGTGCGGTCACTCTTTCAAACGGACAAACAATTACATTTACAAATGGTTATGCAAATCCAGAACTGGAACCAGATAGTGGTAACATCATATACAACGAAAACAGGTCACCCATATCGCGGGCAACGGACCAAACAGAAGATATCAAAATTATAGTGGAATTCTAATATGGCTCAAAAAACTAATCTTAACGCTGCTCCTTACTACGACGATTTTGATGAGAGCGATAATTTTGTTCGCACATTATTTCGGCCAGGGTTTGCCATTCAGGCAAGAGAACTTACCCAACTACAAAGTCAGTTACAAAATCAGATTGAACAACATGGAGGTCATGTTTTTAAAGAGGGTGCAATGGTTGTGCCTGGCGCGTCTAACATAAAAGATTATTATTCTGTAAAACTTACATCCACGTTTAGTGGAGAAACAGTGGACCCATCAAAGTATTATAACGCAACAACACCAGTTACGATTACAGGCGCTACCACTGGTGTTCAAGCAGAGGTTATTGGATTTCAAGCAGCATCTACAACTGAACAACCAATTCTGTTTATTAACTATACAAGAGCAGGAACAGACAACTCCACAGCCGTTTTTGCCGATGGAGAAAATATTTCTGCTGATGTTGCAATCCAACATACAACCACAACTTACTCTGCAAACGTTGCATCTTCAACTTCATTTACTGCTACATCTACAGATGTAAAGAGTGCAACTGGCCCTGCCTCTAGAACTGGTTCTGCATATTTTGTTCGGCCAGGTGTGTTTTACGTAAGAGGATTCTTTGTCTCTGTTACCGATCAGGTTATTACTCTTGACCCTTACGATAGAGATTTTAGTGGTTTTGTTGGTTTTGATATTACTGAAACTCTCGTTACACCCGAATCAGATACTTCACTTTTAGACAATGCACAAGGTTCAGCAAACTTTGCTGCAAAAGGTGCTCATCGTCTTAAAATAACTCTTACCCTGGCCAAGAAAACAACTGCATCTAATTCTAACTTTATTCAACTTGCACAAATAAAAAATGGAGCCGTTGTTGCACAGGGTAGAGAGACAGAGTACTCTATTCTTTCTGAAGAATTTGCTCGAAGAACTTTTGATGAGTCTGGCAACTATACAGTAAAACCATTTCAGTTTAAAGTTCAAGAGTGTGTTACTGTAAATGAAAACACTGGTCGGTTTACTCTTGGTGCCACTACAAATGATGGTGGCACAGCAAGCACAGATTTACTTTCTCTCAACGTATCGCCAGGAAGAGCATACGTAAATGGTTACGAGCTTGAGAAAAATGCTCCTACTATTAAAGACATTAATAAGGCAAGAGACTTTGAAACAAAGAACGGCGACATTTCTGTTTTTGATACTGGTAACTTTGCTCTAATAACAAACGTATATGGCACACCAGATATTTCAGAGGTTGCTAGTGAAGCAACACCATTTAAAGAGTTGCAGTTTTATGATACATTAACATCATCTAGAGGAACAGCGAATGGAACTTTGATTGGTGTTGGTCGTGCAAGGTCCATGCAGTTTAGTGCTGGTGTTGCAGGGTCTTCTTCATCAAACAATGCATCTGTATACAAATTGTATTTGTTTGACCTCAGACCATTTACCATTTTAACTTTAAGTGGCACACCAAGTCCTTTACTAACTTCCGTTCATGCTGACGGAGTTCAAGTGAAGGGTGTTACGAGTGGTGCCACTGGATTTGTATTTGGAGAAGGAACAAGTGGAACAAATGTTAACCTTACAAACGTTGTTGGTTCCTTTACGGTTGGTGAGAAAGTTACTACATCAGACTCCGCCGAAACTGATGACATATTAGAAGACTCTGGCACCACAGACCTTACAATTAGTAAGATAGCCAGTAAATCTTTTGGTGATTTCAGACAAGTCTTTATGAACGACCCAACAAATGCTGATGAGGACTTCACTGCTGACTTGGTTACAGAGGCAGAGACACAAGTTGACTTTGTTCTTCTTGAGGATAGTGCTAGTCGAAGTGAGGGTTCAATTGTTTTGGAGGAAGATAACTCAACAGTTGTATCTCTCGAAAGGGTTGAGAGTGCAAAACTTAAAGATGGAAATAAGAACATTGCGTTGTTTAAACCATCTCAGAAAGTTATTAAAACATTTCTGACAGCTACGAATAATGGTGTGAGTGATACATCCTTTACTATTCGCAGACAGTTTGTTGGCACAACGGATGCATCTGGTGTCGTATCCTTTACTGCTGGTACGGGTGAGACATTCAACGGATTTGCTGAGACAGATTACACTTTATCGGTTCTTGATATCGGTAGTGGTAGCACTCATGCAGATGGTGACATTGTAAGCATTAGTGGTAAACTTTCTGGAACTGGCACAAACCAAATAACGATTACTGATTCTCTTTTTAATGGTTCAAAAGTAAAACTCATTGCAACCACAACAAAAACTGCTGTCACTCAAAAGAGTAAAACTGTTAACTTAATGAAACAGGTAAAGGTCGTTGCTGGTGATACAGATGCGTATGGGACAAGACCGACTGACAAAGAAATTTCTCTGGGGAGGGCAGATGCATTCAAACTTGTTGCCGTATTTGACTCAGAGGCATCAGGTACGGATGCATCTGCACCAACTCTAACTCTAGGAACAATCACTGGAACATTTACCAGAGGTGAAAAGATCACAGGTTCATCTAGTGGTGCAACAGGAAGAATTATTGATATCACATCTCCAATGAGTTATGTCTTAACAAGCGCCTCTGACTTTACAACCTCAGACACAATAACTGGTGAGTCCTCAAGCGCGAGTGCCGCTGTTTCCGCTGTGGGTGATGGAAGTGTTGTTATTACATCTGACTTTGAATTAGATACAGGTCAGCGTGATAACTTCTATGATATATCTCGCATAGTAAGAAAAGGAAGTTCCCCCACTCCTCAAGGTCGTTTGTTAATTGTCTATGATTACATGGAGCATGGGGCAGGAGACCTCATGACTGTGGACTCTTATACGGATGTTGCAAACCAAATGGACTATGAAGACATTCCATCTTATACTGCTACAAAAATTGACCCAGATGACCCAGAACCAGTTGGTTTATTCCCGCTTGCTGATACGTTTGATTTCCGTCCAAGGGTTGCAGATATTACTGGTGCTAGTTCCACTCTTTCAGTTGTAGATGAAATTACAGGTAACTCCTTTGACTTTACCTCTAGAGTTTTTAGTGGCACTGGTTCTTCATATTCTAATTTTGGTAAACCAGGCTCTAACATTCAATCAGATTTTGAATATTATCTTCCCAAAAGAGCATCCATCTTTATTGATGATAGGGGTAACATTGTTGTATCGGAGGGTGCATCAAGTGAACAACCGCAACTTCCAACTCCAGTAGATAATGCGATGAAGCTTGCTGACCTACTTTTACCCGCCTTCACATTTAAACCTCAAGATGTTTCTCTTACTAGGGAAAGAACTCAAAGATTTACCATGCAAGATATTGGTAAAATTGAAAGAAGGGTTACAAATGTTGAGAGAGTTACCACACTTTCTTTACTTGAAAAAGACGCTCAGTCATTTGAGACTACGGATGCAAACGGACTAAACCGTTTTAAATCTGGTTTCATTGTTGACCCGTTTCGTGGTCATGATATAGGTGATGTAAAACATCCTGATTATAGAAATTCAATTGATATGACGGCGGGTGAACTAAGACCAGTTCATAAAACTAAGGGCATTGACCTTATTGAACAAGCAACAACTGACACTGCAAGAACCTCTGCTGGTTATCAAAAGACAGGTGACCTTCTCACTCTTCCATACACAGAGGAAACTATTACTGAGAATCCATTTGCAACGACTGTTGAAAGGGTGACACCATTTTTAACTGCCTCTTGGTTTGGTGAGGTCACTCTTGACCCAGACCAAGATTCTTGGTTTGAGACAGAGGTTGCTCCAGAACTTGTTATTAATGTTGAGGGAAACTTTGATGCAGTTGTAGAGGCAAATAGAAATCAACTTGGAACAGTTTGGAACTCTTGGCAAGATAACTGGGCTGGTAGACGATTTATGGTAAGAGAAGAATTTATAGGTGACGGTGGAGATGTTAATTTTAGAATGCGTAGAATGCAGACTGGCACAAGACGTGGAACTGGAACTCGCACATTTGTTGAAGAGGATATAGAAAGAGAGAGTCAGGGATTTAGAACAATTTCTAGAGTTGCTATTCCTGTTGTTCGGGCAAGAAACATTAGATTTGACGCAACAGGAGTAAAACCTTTTCAGAGAATGTATGTTTTCTTTGATGGTGTAGATGTTAATGCATTTGTTACACCAGACTCAGATTCAACAACTGATGCAACACCAGTAACAGGAAGTCCTATAATTGTCAAGTCTAATAGTCAGTGTGGTGGTATATTTGCAATTCCAGACCCAAAAATTTCTGGAAACCCACAGTTTAACACTGGTACTGTTCAGTTTAAACTAACTTCTAGTTCGACTAATGCTGCTCAACCTGATAGTCGAGCACAGGCAAATTACATTGCAGACGGAATTCTTGAAACTCGACAAGAAACCATTATTGCAACAAGAAATGGTAGACTCGCAACGGAAAGTGTTACAACTTCTCAAGCACTTACACGCGCAGTGCCTTTGGAATGGCAGGTTGCGATGGACCCTCTTGCACAAACATTTATAATTGCTGATGAAGACCAACAATTCAACCAAGATTTAAATGGTAGCGATACGGATGTTGGTAGATTTGCAACATCTATTGATTTGTTTTTCTCTGCTAAACATGAAACATTACCCGTAACAGTAGAAATCCGTAATGTGGTTAACGGTTACCCTGGCCCAAAACTTTTACCATTTAGTCGCGTGACAAAATTGCCCGCTGATGTTAATATTTCTGCTGATGGTAAGACCGCAACAAAATTTACTTTCCCATCTCCTGTTTATCTACAGTCTATGGCAGAGTATTGTTTTGTTGTGTCAAGTAATACGCCAGATTATATCATGTGGATTTCTGACTTGGGTGAAGAGGATTCAGACGGAAACCTTGTTTCTGAACAACCACACATTGGTGTTCTATTTAAAGGGCATAACAACCGTACTTGGGCACCCGCACCAACTCAAGATGCAAAGTTTACACTGCGCGGTGCAAAGTTTGATACGACTGCTGCTGGTTCAGTAACTTTAACTAATGATACTCTACCCTCACTAACTCTCGGTAAAAATCCGTTAGTCATGACAAATAGTAATACTGAGTTAAAGGTTAATCATTTTGACCACCACATGTATGACACAACAAACAATGTTACGATTAGTGGGGTCAAATCAGGTGCAGAGACAACTCTTAATGGTAGTATTGGTTCTGCCTCTGATACAATCACATTAACAGATGGCACTAACTTTGATGATACCGCTGGTAAGTTTTCTAGAAATGCATCAAATGTTTACTTTATCAAAATTGGTGATGAGGTTATTTCATATACATCAATTTCGGGTAACACCATCACAGGGGCAACAAGAGCAGTTGAGGGAACTGCGGCATCACATGCAAGTGGTGCAACGGTAGAACTTTATATGTTACATAAAGTTCCTTTCACAGAAATCAATAAAACTCACACTGATGTTGCAAATATAGGGACAGACTATTACACAGTAACTCTATCAACCACACCAGTTGTTGAAAGTGGTGGTGACTCCACGTTTGGTGGCAGCGTTGTTACGGCAACTGAAAATGCTCAGTATGATGTAAGTTCAACAGTTATCGGAACACTTATTACTCCTCAGACAAATATTATCTCTAAGATTAGACACACAACTGCGACAAGTGTTAGTGGTTCTCAAGATTCATTCTCACAAACTTCACTTACAAATGCTGAGACAATTCCTTTGAATGATAACTATTATTATGATAAGTGTTATATGATTGCGTCAGGTATTAATGAAACAGAGGAAATGGAGGGGAGTAAGTCTTTGATAATGCCATTGACATTATCCTCAACAAGTTCTCAAGTATCACCCGTAATTGATGTAAAGAGAATGACATTCTTCGCTGTCGCAAACAGAATTAATCAGATTGACTCATCTTCAGATGTGTATCCAACATCAATCTATGACCCAATGACAGCTCCAGAGGGTGATGACCACGATGCAATTTATCTGACAAAGAGTGCAGCACTAGAAACTCCAGCAACATCACTTAGAGTTCTTTTCGATGCAAATAGAGAAAGCACTGCTGATATTAAAGTTCTCTTCAAGATTTTAAGAACTGATGATGCGAGTGATTTTGATGAGTTAGATTTTCAGTTCTTCAACAATGATGGGTCAGAAGATGTCACTGTTGCTCCCTCACTTGGTATTGACCAATTTAATGAGTATCAATTTACAGCAGGGGTCACAGATGATGGTATCGGCACTCCATTAGATGAGTTCATCTCATTTCAGATCAAGATTGTGATGAGAGCAACAAACTCTGCGAGACCACCAAGAATTAAAGACCTTAGAGTTTTAGCACTGGCAACGTAAAATGAAAATTCAAGTTGAAGGACATAAAGATTTAGTTAGAGATGCAAGTTCCAACGCGATAGTGAACACGAATAAGTCTGCTTATCTTATGGCAAAAAAACGTGCAGATGAGGCACAAAGACAACGTGACCAACTTAGACAAACTACTAGGGAACTAAATAACTTAAAGTGTGAGATTCACGAAATAAAAACAATGCTAGTAAAACTGGTAGAGGATAAGTAAATGGCAGACGTAACCGCAACGACTTTATCTCTTAGTGATTCTCTTGAACAGTTTAGAGAACAGTTTAATAATCTACAAAGTGACGTAGGAGGTATTACCTTAACTTCTTTAGGTGGTGGTAACCAAATTGTCTTTGAGGGTTCAACATCAGATGAGCACGAAACAACTCTTAGTGTAGTTGACCCTACAGGAGACAGAACTGTTCTCCTACCAAACGCATCTACCACTTTGATTGGAACAGATACAACTGATACCTTAACAAATAAAACACTAACCTCTGCTGTCGTTGCCACATCTTTAGATTTAAATGGTTCTGAACTTATTCTTGATGTTGATGCAGATACTTCAATCACAGCAGACTCAGATGACCAAATTGACTTTAGAATTGGTGGTGCAGATTTAATTACATTTACGCCTGGTGCTATTGACCTTAAAAATGCGGGTTCAGTTTCTAATATTAAATTTTATTGTGAGAGTTCAAACGCTCACTATGCACAGCTACAATCTTCTGCTCACGCAGATTATTCTGGTAATGTTACAATCACACTACCAGTAACATCTACTACGTTAATAGGTGCATCAACGACGGATACACTTACCAACAAAACTATTAGTGGCAACTTACCATTTAGCACCGATGGTGCTCAAATTAATTTTGGTGCAAACTCAGAGATAACTCTTAAACACGTTCATGATACTGGGTTGACAATAACCAATACCATAAACGGCACCGATGATAGACCAGTGGTATTACAACTAAAATCTGAGGAAGATGCAATAGTTGCAGATGATGTTATTGCATCCATAGAGTTAGCAGCGGGTGACTCTGATGGCACTGATGGTGCAACTGTTGCTGCTGGTATTCACGCGATTGCAGAGGGAACTTTCTCTGCGAGTGCTAATGCGACTAAGTTAGTCTTTACTACGGGTGTATCGGAAACTGCTGCTGCAAGTGCTACCGCTAAGATGACACTGAGTTCTGCTGGTCTACTGACTATCGCAGATGACTTTGTGATTAAGGATGGTGGTACGATTGGTGTTGCCTCTGCTAATGATGCGATGACAATCAGTAGTGCTGGTATTGTTACTTTTAAAGATGATATTGTACTCAAGAATGATGGAACAATAGGTAGTGCTGGAGTTGCTGGTGCTATAACAATTGCCTCTGATGGTGTTGTAACTTTTGCAGATGATATTGTTATTAAGGATTCTGGTACGATTGGTTCTGCCTCTGATACAGATGCTATCTCAATTGCATCAAATGGTGTTGTCTCATTCACACAAGCGGTGTCAGGAACATCTGCTACATTTGACAGTGGTGTTGCAATAGATAACATCACCATTGACGGTACAGAGATTGACCTCAGCTCGGGTGACCTTACACTTGACGTTGCTGGAGATATTGTTCTTGACGCTGGTGGTGATGAGGTCATATTCAAAGACGGTTCTACCAATGTTGGACACGTAAGTTTAGACTCAGATAATTTAACATTCAAATCACTAGTCAATGATAAGGACATGATTTTCAAAGGTGTTGATGGTAGTTCTGAAATTACCGCATTGACATTTGACATGAGTGCTGCTGGTCTTGCAACGTTTAACGCTGGTGTTACAACTGGTGGCAATATTATTATTCCAGATGCAGGGACAATTGGTTCTGCTTCTGATACAGACGCTATTGCGATTGACAGTAGTGGTAACGTAACAATTTCT